CCTACGTGCATCTTTTGCCTATGTGAATTATGCCTGACGCCGTCGTCGTCCCATTGAAACGTGATCGGCGAGGGGGCTGGAACCGGAACGCACCGACCCGTCACGATGGCGCCATAGCGAAACCGTTACCATCGAGAAATCCGATTCGGTTCATCAACCGCCTCACGCATACGAAAGGCGCCTTCGGGGGTCAAACATTCAAGCTGCGCCGCTGGCAGGTGCGCATCCTCAAGAAACTGTTCAAAAAGAGAAGCGACGGGCTGCGGCAGTACCGCACGTGCCTGTTGATGCTGCCGCGCAAGAACGGCAAGACGGAGCTCGCGGCGGCGATTGCGCTCTATGGGCTGCTGGCCGATGGCGAGATGGGCGCGGAGGTGTATTCAGCGGCCTCCGACCGGGATCAGGCCGGTCTGGTTTTCGCCGTGGCTGCCCAGATGGTCAGGAACGATCCGAAGTTGGACGCGGCCTGCTACATCGTCGAATCCCAGAAAAAGATCGTCCATCGGAAGAGCGGCAGCTTTTACCGGGCGATCTCGGCCGACGCGTACAGCAAGCACGGTTTCAATGCGTCGATGGTCATCTATGACGAGCTCCACGCCGCGCCAGATCGCCGACTGTACGACGTGCTGTCGACATCGATGGGCGCCAGGCGACAGCCGCTGCTGCTCGTGATTTCGACCGCCGGCTACGATCGCCATTCGATTCTCTGGGAGCTGTACGCGCACGCGAAGAAGGTGCAGGAGCGGCCCGCGATGGACCCCTCGTTCCTCCCGATTCTCTACGAGGCGCCCGATGGGGCCGACTGGACGAAACGGCGCGTCTGGCAGCAGGCCAACCCGGCGCTCGGGGACTTCCGGTCGCTCGAGGAGATGCAGATTCTCGCGTCACGGGCCATGCAGATTCCCGCGCAGGAAAACAACTTCCGCCGGCTGTATCTGAACCAGTGGACCGAGCAAGCCTCGCGCTGGATTCCGCTGTCGGCCTGGGACGCCTGCCTGGCGCCGATCGTGCGGGCGAGCCTGGCCGGCCGGCGCTGCTACGTCGGGATGGACCTGAGCACGACGACCGACCTGACGGCCCTCGTGGCGGTCTTTCCCGACGAGCTCGGCTTCGACGTCCTGGCCCAGTTCTTCGTGCCCGAGGAGCGGATCCTGGAACGGTCCCGGCGGGATCACGTCCCGTATGACGAGTGGGCGCGGCAGGGGTTCCTGACGGCGACGCCTGGCGCGGTCGTCGATTACGACATCTTGCGCCAGGTCCTGCGACAATGGGCCGCGGAGTTTGCCCTGCAGATGGTCGCCTTCGACCCGTGGAACGCCACCGACATGGTCTCGCGCCTGCAGCAGCAGGACGGGCTGGCCTGCGTTTCGATGCGCCAGGGCTTCGCGTCGCTCTCGGCGCCGACCAAGTCGCTCGAGGGGGCGATCCTCGGCCGCCGGCTGCGCCACGATGGACATCCGGTCCTGCGCTGGAATATCAGCAACGTCGCCGTCGAGACCGACTCGGCGGGCAACATCCGCCCGCACAAGACGCTCTCGACCGAGCGTATCGACGGCGTCGTCGCCCTCATCATGGCGGTCGACCTGATGAACCGCCAGGCGGCGGCCGCGGCGCCGAGCTACCAGATGCTGGTCGTCGGATGAAGCGCCCCGGCCGGCCCCCACTCGCCCGCGATGATGCCTCGGTGGCGATGAGTTTCCGTATGCCCGCCAAACAGTACGACCTGGCCCAGAAGCAGGCCACCGAGGCGAGAATGTCGCTCTCGGAGTGGTTACGGCGCGTCGTCACACGGACCGTGCGCGAGCGGTCGCGCTGACGGGTTGTGCACCCGCCCTGTCACACGGGGTTCTGAACACAGAAATCAGCCGGCGCGCCTGGAACGCGATGAACTACCTGGGCCGTGGAACGGGCGTACGCACTCCTCGAGGTCAAGACGGTCGAACCGTCGCGCCGGATGATCACCGGCATCGCCTCGACGCCCGAGGTCGACCGCCAGGGCGACATCTTCGACCCGGCCGGCGCCACGTTCCGTAATCCCGTCCCGCTCCTGCTCCATCACGACACCGAGCGGCCGATCGGGACCGCGCATCTCTCGGTCACCCCCGCCGGCATCACGTTTGATGCGACCTTTCCGAGCGTTGACGAGGCCGGCCCGCTCAAGGCGCGCATCGATGATGCCTGGCAGTGCCTCAAGGCCGGCGTCATCTCGGGCGCCTCGATTGGCTTTCGCGTCCTCGATGGCGGTGTGCAGTACCTCAAGGGCGGCGCCCGCAAGCTCGTCAAAACGGAGATCTGCGAGCTGTCGCTCGTCACGATTCCATCCAACGCCAGCGCAACCATTCGCCTCGTGAAGTCACTCGCGGCGCCGCGCCGCATGGAGCAACCTATGAAGCCGACGATCTCGGAGCACATTCAGAACCTGGAAAACAAGGGCGCGGCGGTGGAGAGGCGGATGGCTGAGATCATGGAAACCACCGCCGTCGACGGGCAAACGCTACAGCCCGACCTGGCCGCGGAGTATGACGGCCTGGCGCTCGAGCTGAAGAGCATTGATGCCGATCTGGGCCGCTGGCGCGACCTCGAGAACCTGCAGATCAGGGCCGCCGTGCCGGTCCCGGCCTCGCCGGTGCTCCGGCCCTATCCCGTGATTTCTGTGAAGTCCAACTTGCCGCTGGGAACGGCGTTCATCCGCGCGGCCTGCGCGAAGCTGATCACCAAGGGCACGGACGTCAGCGCGGTCGCCTACGCGGAAGATCGCTGGAAGGATTCGCCGGAGGTCGCGCTGTACCTCAAAGCCGCCGTGGCGCCTGGGACGATCACGGATGCGACCTGGGCGGCGCCGCTGGTCAACCAGAACATCGCCAACGAGTTCATCGAACTGCTGCGGCCGGCCACGATCTTGGGCAAGATCCCAGGGTTCATCCAGGTACCGTTCAATACGAAGGTATCCGGGCAGACGGCTGGTGGCACGTACGGCTGGGTGGGTGAGGCGAAGCCCAAGCCTGTCAGCAAGCTCGCGTTTTCCTCCACGTCGCTGGGGATCGCGAAGGCCGCCGGCATTATCGTCATCACGCAAGAGCTCGCGCGGCTGTCTTCCCCGAGTGCCGAGGCCCGCGTACGTGATGACATGGTGAAGGGGATCGCGCAATTCCTCGATGCGCAGTTTATCGATCCGGCCGTCGCGGCGGTCGCGGGCGTCAATCCGGCGTCGATCACGAATGGCGCGCCGACCGCGGCGGCCACCACGAACCCGCTCGCCGACCTCATCAGCCTGATTGCGCACTTCACCGCGAACAACATCGCCGTCGGCGGCGTGACGTTCATCATGTCGGCGTCGAACGCGCTCTCGTTGTCGTTCCGCACAAACCTGGACGGGTCGCCTGAATTCCCCGGCATCACGGTCGACGGCGGCACATACAAGGGCCTCACGTTCATCACGAGCCAGGCGGCTGGCGCCAACGTCATCGCGCTGCAGCCGGGGCTGATTCTCTACGCGGACGATGGCGGCGTCACCATCGACGCCTCACAAGAGGCGTCGGTGCAAATGGATAGCGCGCCGGCGTCGCCGGCCGATGCGACCACGGTGTACGTCTCGCTCTGGCAGACCAACATGATCGGCCTGCGCGCCGAGCGGTACATCAACTGGCAGAAGACCAACGCCAACGCGGTCAAGTACCTGACGGCGACCGCCTGGCCCGCGCCGACTGGCGCCGAACCGCCAGCCGCGCGCAGCAAGGGCTAAGCCGCGTGGGCGTGCTCGCGTCGATCCGCTCGTCGCTACGCGCGGTCTTCGCCCCTGGCGCGTCATCGCCAGCCGGGGGCGCAGGCGCCTGGATGCCGATTGTCCACGAGCCCTATACCGGCGCCTGGCAGAAGAACGACGAGCTCCGGCTCGAGACGGCCCTCGGCAATCCGACCGTCTTTCGCTGCGTGTCGCTCATCGCTTCCGATATCGGGAAGCTACCGCTGCGGCTCGTCGCCGTCGATGCCAATGGAATTTGGCACGAGACGACGAGCCCGGCGTTCTCGCCGGTGCTGCGCGTGCCGAATCGCTACCAGACGCCGCAACAGTTCTTCGAAGTCTGGATGTTCAGCAAGCTGCTCTGGGGCAACACCTACGTGCTGAAGGATCGCGACCAGCGCGGCGTCGTCACGGCGCTCTACGTGCTCGACCCGTGCCGCGTGAAGCCGCTCGTCGCGCCCGATGGCAGCGTCTACTACGAGCTCCAGACCAACGACCTGGCCGGGATCCCGAACGCGGGCGGCCAGGTAGTCGCGCCCGCCAAGGAAATCATTCACGACCGCTGGAACTGTGCCTTCCATCCGCTGGTCGGCCTCTCGCCGCTCTACGCCTGCGGCGGGGCCGCCAGTCAAAGCCTCGCGATGCAAGCGTCCAGCACGGCCTTCTTCTCGGGCGGTGGCCGGCCGAGTGGGATGCTGACGCCGCCGGCCGGGGCGCCGTCGATGGACCAGAAGACCATCGAGCGCATCAGCGAGAAGTGGAACAACCTTGGGTCGAATCGGACGGCCATCCTCGGCGACTTCCTGAAGTACGAGCCGATCGGCAGTTCTGCGGCCGACTCGCAATGGATCGATCAGATGGGCTGGACGGCCAAGACGATCGCGGGCTGTTTCGGCGTGCCGATCTCGATGGTCGACTCGAGCCAGCAGCCGCCGTACGCGAACAATGAAGCCTCGACGCTGCAGTATCACTCGCAGTGCCTGCAGACGCACCTGACGGCCATCGAGGGCGCGCTCGATGGCGGGCTCGAGCTCCCGGCGCCCTACGGGACCGAGTTCGACCTGGACGACCTGATCTGGATGGACACGGCGACCAAGACGAAGGCCGCGCACGATGCGATCAGCGCCGGCGCGATGTCGCCGAATGAAGCGCGCCTCAAGTACTTCGGGCTCGGCCCGGTGCCGGGCGGCGACTCGCCGTACCTCCAGCAGCAGTACTACTCGCTCGAATCGCTCGCCATGCGGGATCTGGGTGTCCCGGCGCCGCCGGCGGCCCCCCTGCCGGCGGTCGTCGCGGCGCCCGCGGAGAGCCAGCCGTGACGCTGACCTTCTCGCGTGTCACGCTCGCCGGCCCGCTCTGGACGACCGAGGAGGTCAAGGCGATCCAGTTGCGCATCACCGACGCGGCGCACGATGAGGACGTCGCCGAGAAGCTGGCGACGGCGCAGGAAGCGGTGCTCGCGTACCTGGGGCCCTCGGCCGACGAGACCTGGACGCCGGTCACCGCCCCCATGGCGGTCAAGCACGCGATTCTGCTCATGACGGTGCACTACTACGAGCACCGCGGCGACGATCTCGGGCAACTGCGGCCGGATGAGGCCGTGATCTGGAAGGAGCTCCGGAACCTGCTCGCGATGTATCGCGATCCGGCGCTGGCCTGATCATGGGGATCGGCGCCTACCGGCATCGCGTGACGTTGCAGACCACGGGCGGGGATCCGCTGGTCCCGGCGGCGTGGTACTGCGCGGTCCAATCCCAGGGGATGATGGCCGGCGAGGGCCTGGCGGCGTTTGTCGTCCGCGGCGCCTTTCATCCGGAGATCACCCTCGAGACGCAAATCCATCACGACGGCCGGCTGCTGCAAGTCCAGGGCATCAATGACGTCGACGACCGGCACGTCGAACTGGTGCTCTCGGCGGTCGAGGTCCGCGGCCGTGCGTGACAACGCGCTGGAAATCAAGGGCCTCGAGGAGCTCCGAGAGGCGCTGAAGAAGCTGCCGCCCGAGCTCGTCACCGAAGGCGGCGCGATCGTCCAGGCCCACGCGGCCGAAACGGCGCGGCTCATCGAAGCGTCGTATCCGGTCGGGCCGACCGGCAACCTCAAGTCCCACGTCGTGATGGATGTCCAGACGGATGCCGTCTCGGCCGTGGCGCGGGTCCGGTCGACCGCGAAGCACGCCTGGATCTTCGAACACGGGACCAAGCAGCGGGCCTGGAAGTCGAAGCCCGACCGCACCACGGGCACGATGCCCCAACACAAAAATACGGCCTCGTTCGTCGACATCGCGGTACGCCGACGCGCCTTGATGACGGCCGCCCTGATCGAACTGGTAGAACGCGCCGGTCTCACCGTGAGCGGCCGTTAAGGCATTCACCGACTGCATTCCATAGGAGCCTGACCATGCCCGCACCCGCCGCACCCGTCAACAATCCCGGTACCCACGGTAAAGAGGGCATCGTCGCGCTGAAGATGAACTCGGGCGACGCCTATGTCGCCATCGGGAACATCTCCGACTGGACCTTGAACATGGCCAAGGACAAGGTCGAGACGACCTCCCTGGGCGATTCCAACAAGCGGTACGTGATGGGCCTGAAGGACCTGTCCGGCTCGTTCACGGCGTTCGGCGATCGGATTACCGACGTCCTCTTCGACGCGGCCGATACCGATCTCGGCTGCTTTCTCGCGTTCTATCCGTACGGCGTGCTGTCGGCCCAGTCCTGGGAAGGGCCGGCGCATCTGGACGCCTCGATCAAGGGCGGCGTGACCTCGGCCGTCACGATCGACGCGACGTTTGTCGCTAACGGCGCCTGGACGCGGACCTCGATGGTCGCGGCCACCGGCGCGAATGGCGTGAGCTCGCCGGGCTCGTTCACGCCCGCGGGCGCGATGGCGCCGGCGAACCTGGCCGCCATGGGTAGCATCGTCGCGGCCCCGGCCACGGCCTGGCCGGCCGGCACGTACGTCAAGCTCGGCGATGGCAGCAGCGCGCACTGGAACGGCACCGCCTGGGTCGCTGGCGTCGCCTGATCCGCCGTGGCCATCACGGGGCAACGGCATCGGATCGTCATCGAAGGCGTGGCGGCGACGGTGAGACTTGGGTATCACCACGCCGCCACGCTCGGCGCGTGGAAGGTCGAGGGCGACTTCTTCATCGCCGCCGTCGAGACCGTCGATGGCTTCCGGATCACGCAGTCGCCGCTGACCCTCGAGATCCAGAACGCCGACGGCATCCCCACCAGGCGGCCGCTCGGCGATGTCACCGTCTACCAGGGGCAACTCTCGGCCCGGCTATTACCGAAACAGGAGCGCTGAATGGGATCACGGTACCGTCGCCAGGAAGAACTGCGGATCGACATCTCGGAGGGGGACTGGCTGCTCGTGCGCAAACACCTGACGGCCGGCGAGGAGCGGGACGCCCAGGCGCGCGTCATCAAGACCGGCTCATTCAAGCAGGGCGAGAAGCCCGAACTCGACCTCGAGCACCTGGGCATCAGCCAGGCCGTGAGCTACCTGATCGACTGGTCGATCACCGACGCCGACGACAAGCCGATCCGGATTCGCGATCAGTCGTACGCGTTCGTCGCCGCGGCGCTCCGGAACCAGACGCCCGAGAGCCTGCGCGAGATCCTCGACGCCATCCAGGCGCACGATGGCGCGATGTCCGCTGAGCGGGAGATCCAAAAAAAAGACCGGGCTGGCGAGACCGCACCCTCTCTGACCTCCACATCTGTCGGGTGATGGGCTGGACGTACGACGAGCTGCTCGAGCTGCCCGTCGACGTCTACGGGGTGCTCGTCGACGCCTTGAACGAAGAAGCCGCGCGCAGTCGAAAGTGACATGGCCCTTTCCGCAACGTTCACCGCGAACTTCTCCAGCTTCTACGATGCTGTCGCGAAGGCCGACGCCCAACTGAAGGACTTCGGCGAGGGCGCCGACAAGGTCGGCGGCCGCCTGAATACCCTGGCGAATCAGTTCACCGGCAAGAAAATCATTCAGGAAGCCACGCTGATGGCGAAGGCCGTCGAGGACATCGGCGGTACCTCGATGCTCACCGAGAGGGAGCTCGGACGGCTCGGCGCCACGGCGAGCGAGGCGGTCGCGAAGATGAAGGCGCTCGGGATGGAAGTCCCGAAGAACCTCCAGGAGATCGCCGACAAGACCAAGAACGCCAATCAGGCCACGAGCGACTGGACGGGCTCGCTCGTGAAGGTGGCCGGCGCGATCGGGATCGCGTTCTCGGTCGATGCCATCAAGGGGTTCATCGGCAGCGTGTTTGATGCCGCGAGCGCGGTCAAGGACCTCTCGGATCAGTGGGGCGTGTCGACGACGGCCGTCCAGCAGTGGACCGGCGCCGCGAAGGCCAGCGGCGTCGAGGCCGAGACCGTCGGGAAGTCCGTCCAGTTCCTGACCGAGCAACTCGGCGACGGGTCGGATGCCTACCAGGCGCTCCTGAAGAATGTCGGCCTCTCGTACGACGAGCTCCGGAAGATGCCGCTCGAGGACGCGTACAAGCAAGTCGTCGCGGCCATCGGCGGCATCAAGGACGAGACGCTGCAGCTCGACATCGCCCAGGGCCTGCTCGGGACGAGCTCCAAGAAGATGGTCGGCGCGATTCGTGATGGTTTCCTCGAGGCCGCCGACGCGCAGAAGGTGATGAGCGACGAGACGATCAAGCGACTCGAGGCCGCGCAGGCGTCCTGGGAACGGTTCACGAACGCCGTCATCGTCTACTCGGGCGAGGCCCTCGCCGCCGTCATGGACGACACGAAGCGGATGACGAGCTCCTGGGGGAACTTCTTCCGGTACCTCAACGCCGCGGCCCAGGGCGCGGGCGCCGTCGCGATGCTCATCGAGCAGGACAAGGCCCTCGAGAAGACGAACCAGACCATGAAGGCCACTGTCTCGACGACCGAGACCTTCACCGTCGCCGGCACGAAGATGGAGAGCGGCCTCAAGACGACCGCCCAGGTGCTCGAGGAGGGCCGCAAGAAGACCGAGGCCCTGAAGACGGCGGAGCAGCGGCGCACCCAGGCGCAGGAGGCGGCCAAGAAGGCGCAGGAGGACTACACCAAAGGGCTCGCCTCGCAGAATCAAAAACTGCTCGACCTGGTGAACACGTTCGAAGGGCGCGACCTGATCGGCAAGGCCAACCTCTACCTCGAGGCGCTGAAGGATTCCATCCCCGTCCAGACGATGACGGCCGAGCAGCAGGCCAACATCAACAAGGTGATGGTCGACGCGATCAAGGTGTACGACGCCGCCGGCGAAGAGGCGCCGCAAGCGCTGTACGACATGTGGGCGGCGACCGTGAAGGCCGACCAGGCGACGGTCCAGTACGCCGAGGACCTGAGCAAGCTGAAAGCGCCGCCGATCAGTTTCGACCTGCCGAACCTCGGCCCGGGCATCAAGATGGGCCTGCCGCCGCCGACAGAGCTCGAGCAGTGGAACAAATCCGTCCACGAGCTCGCGGGCGCGTTTGCGCAGCTCGCGCAGATCAGCGACGGGGCGTTCAGCGACATCGCCCAGGACATCGGGACCCTGATCGGCGCGATGGATCTGGCGGGCAAGTCGACCAAGACCTTTCAGACCGGCATCGCCAGTTTCAAGGCGGGCAATCTCACGCAGGGCTTCGCGCAGAGCGCGGCGGGCGCGGCGGGCGTGATCAGCTCATTTCAGAGCGCCACCAAGGAAACGGGCAAGCTGCAAAGCACGCTCAACGGCGCGGCGATTGGTTTCTCGGTCGCCGGGCCCTGGGGCGCGGCCGTCGGCGCCGGCATCGGGCTGCTCAAGGGCTTCCTGAATGCCGCGAAAGCCGCGAGAGAAGTCCGGAACCTGCGCGACGACTTCCTCGCGGCCGCCGGCGGCGCCGAGGAATTGCGGGACCGCGCCTATCAGGCTGGGGTGAGTCTGGACGACCTCTATGCGGCGAAAAAGAAAGGGGACCTCGAAGCGGCCATCAAGGACATCAACGCGGCGTTCAAGTACCAAGAGGACGCGCTGAACATGGTCACCGAGGCCGCGCAGCGGTACGGCTTCACGCTCGAGGAGCTCGGGCCGGCGCTCCAGCGCCAGGAGCTCGACAAGCAGGCGCAGCAACTCTACAAAGACTTCGAACTGCTCACGAGCGCCGGCATCGACTCGATCGCCGTCAACGAACGGATGAGCGAGGCCGTCAGCAAGTACGTTCAGGACGCCAAGAAGATGGGGCTCGAAGTCCCCGAAGCCATGCGTCCGATGCTCGAGACGTTCGCGAAGTCCGGCACGCTCCTAGACGAAAACGGGAACGCCATCACCGACCTCGAGGACGCGGGCCTCTCATTTTCGATGACGATGTCCGAGGGCTTCAAGAAGCTCATCGAGCAGGTCGAGAAGCTCACCGACGTCATCTCGAAAACACTAACCGGTGCGATCAATGACATTCCGCCGGTCCAGGTGCCAGTCCCGGGTGTGAACGTACCCTACAACTACCGCGACAAGCGGGAGTACCCGAGTTATCAGGAGGGCACGGACGGCTTCCGGAATTTCGGGACCGGCACGCCCGTCATGCTGCACGGCTGGGAAGCGGTCGTGCCGCGCGAGGAGTCGGGCGCCTTCGCCACCGTGGCGGCCGCGCCCATGATGGCCGCGGTCGCGGCGCCGGGCCCCACGATTGTCATCAACGCCCAGGGCGCGCTCTTCGACTCGCCCAGCGACCTGCAGCGGCTGGCCGATCGCGTCAATGACGCGCTCACGGCGAAGTACGGCATCCGCAACGCCATGCGGGCGGGATAGATGGCGATCACTGGATCCCAGAAGGCCTACACCTGGGCGCGGTCGGGCCAGGCGCGATCAGGCGCCGCCCGATCGGGGTACGTGATGCCCTGGACGGCCGTCGACCTGATCGTGCGGGACAGCGCGGGCAACATCATCAGCCGGACCGACATCGTCCCGTATATTCGCTTCGGGTCGCTCACCGTGTCGCAAGCGCTGAACGATGAACCCGACACCTGCAGCTTTCAGATCGTCCCGACGGCGCCCGCGGCGGCCGTCCCGGACGTGGGGCAGGAGATCGTCGTCGCCTGGACGCCGGGCGTGGTCGAGTTCCGGGGGTACGCGCTCGTGATCCAGTTCACGCGCCGGGTCCGCAACGATCCGCCCTGGGTCGACGTGCAGTGTGTCGATGCGATGTGGCGCTTCGACGCCCGGATCGTGACCTATCGGTTTCCCGCCCAGTCGATTACGGCCTCGATCGCCTTCCTCGTGCATTGGTTCGTGAATGACCCGTCGGCGCCGACCGCGGCGGACATCACGACGACGTTCGTCGCCGCCGGGATGCCGAGTATCCCGGCCTTCGACGTCGTCAACCAGCGGCCGTCGACGGTGATGCGCACGCTCATGGCCGCAGTGCAGGGCGGCTTCTACCTCGACGGGCTCGAGCTCCACGCCTGGGCGGGCTCGCTCACCGAACCGGGACAGACGCCGCCGACGCCGCTGACCAATGACCTGTCGACGCTGAAGGCGTTCCAGTTGACCCAGGACGCGACGCAGCTCCGGAACTGGATCACGGTGGAAGGCCGGCGCACGGCGACGCTCGTGGACCGCGCGACGTTCGACACGTCCGCGCTGCTCCCGATCGGGCTGCCGCTCGAGGATGCGTCGATGTTTGATGCCAGCCTGGGCGTCGACCATCAACACGTCGTCCGGATCGGCACGCAGTGGATGCAGTTCCAGTCGCCGGTCCCGGCGTCGGCGCCCGGGACGAACCCACCCCAGACGGTGCTGACGTCGGCGTATACGCCAGGCGATGGGCTGCTGGTCTGTCAAGCGCTCACGCCGGCGCCGCCGCTCCAGGGCTGGGTGAAGGTCGGCGGGCAATTCGCGGGGTACCAGGGATCGTCGACGGCGGGCGCCGTCCTGACGTTGTCGCTGGCGTCGCCGACCCATAGCTTCGGCCAGTTGAATGTGCCGATCGCCGCGGGGACGCTCGTCGAGTGGGTCGATGGCGTGATGGAGGATTATCCGCTCTCGATCAATCGGCTGGACGCGGTGACGAGCGGCGTGATCTGGGCGCAGCCGACCGATACGCCCGTCGTGCTCATTGGGTCGGCGATCGCGCCCAACACCTTCGGCTGGCCGCGGCTCGAGGGGTTCGTCCAGGACGGCCGCTATAGCTACGTGGGCGCCCAGGCGCGGGCCGACGCCGACCTGGCCGCCTTTCAAGAGCCCCTGGTCACGGCGACCTGGGAGACCGAAGATGTCCACGCCGCGCCGGGCCGGCCGCAGGTGATCAACCTCTCGGGGCTGACCGTGATCGAGGCCCGCCTGCCGGCGTCGACCCTGACGATCCTCAAGGTCGATGTGACGTTCCCGCTCCGGACCCAACCGCCGCGGCGACGCTGCACGGGCGGCGAGCTGAAACAAAGTACCTTCCTCGATGTGGTCGTGACCGACCTGAGCTGACCTTATGCCTATCACCCGCACCCCGATGATCGACGATGACGGTTCCGGCACGACCGGGACCATCATCAACAACGCCTGGAAACAGGAGATCTACAACCAGATCGACGCATCGCTGGGCCAATGGACGCAGATCACGTCCACGCCTGGGATGTTTCACGGAAGCGGCGGCATGACCTGGGACGTGCCTGGTCCAGTGGGCCTCATGTACACGCTGATCGCGCAGACGTGCTTCTTCGATTTTGAAATCAATAGCAGCGCGGTCAACGGCCCAGCGGGGGCGGAACTGATGATCGATCTACCCGTGATGCCTCAGTTACCAGCGACCTCGACCTCTTGTCGCGCGCTGCTCCTGGGGGTGTGGGAGGTCCTGACGTGTCAGGTCGTGCCAGGGACGCCGCAGATCAAGCTGTCGCGGTTGAACGGATCAGTATTCACGCTCGGCGCAGTCGCGGTCCAGGGGCAGATCTTTTTCAGGGCGAGTTGACCGCCCGGACGATATGGCTACCGGCCCAGAATCTTCGCCCCGAGGTCAGCATTCAGCCGGCGTTGAGCGTCGCGGTCTTTCACGTCCTGCGCGTCTCGCCGCGCGATCTCGTCCCGTGCCTGGTCGCGCTCCAGTGTCGTCGCCTCGAGCTCGGCGGTCAACCTGGCGATCTGCGTGCGTGCCTGCTCGAGCTGCTGCTGCGTGGTGATCTCAGTCATGTCTGCCAATCCTACCAGCGTAGGCCAGGCCGGAAATCACCTAGAAGGAGGACTGTGATGGATCTGATCATCCTCGTGCTAGTGGTCGCGCTCATTGGGTTCCTCGTCTACATCATCACGACGAAGGTGCCGATGCCGAGCGGCTGGGCGACGACGCTCCAGGTGCTGGCGCTGGTCGTCGTGGTGCTCTGGCTGCTCTCGCATTTCGTCGGGCTGCCGAACGTGCTCCCGCGGCGATAGACCTGGCCGAAATCAGCGTGCTTATTACGTGAATGGAGGGTGCCGAAACGTGGCGAAAGGTGGCGTTTGGTGACTGTTCAGCCTCGCCCTGGCGAGCAGGGCCCACCCTCGATTGAGGCCCGTATTCATTGATTTATTTGGGGTTTTTGGTGGTGGACGGCGCGAGGCTCGAACTCGCGACCTCTGCGTTGCGAACGGGGAGCTAATTACGTTTTCCCTAACGTTTTGAGCGGTTTTTGAGGGTGCGTGAACAGATCGTGAATGGGATCAGGGCTTTATGTCGATGATCGGTTCACCGCGCGTCTCGGTGGCGCCGCCGTTGATCGTGATCTTGAACGTACGGCCATCGGTCGGAAACGACTCGACATACCCCGTATTCAAGTTGTCCCGATGAACAATGCCGACGGCAGAGTCGATTTCCACCGTCCGTGCGGCAACGAGCGTTCTACGCAACGTAGCCAATAGGATCTCGATGTCAGCCTCAGTCAGTTTCATCACGCCCTCTTTCTGAGCCGCGGCGCGCCGACCATCGCGAGCTGATCGTCTTGTCGGGCCTCCGCGTAGATCCGGAGCAGCATCTCCGGGTGTTTCCAATTGCCCTGCTTCTGGACCGCGCTGATCGGCGCGCCCTTCTGGAGGAGGTACCGCGTGGCGCCGGTGCGGCGCGTCGCCCAGTGAAACGTCAGGCCGCCGTGCTTGCGGCCGTAGCGGAGGCCGGCCTTCTTGCAGAGGTACTCGAAGCGCTGGCGCACGGAGCCGACCCAGTCCCGCGGGTTTTCGGCGCGTCGGAACTTCGCGAAGTAGTACCGCTCCTCCGTCTTCTCGATCACCTTCAGGACGGCCAGGGCGCGGGGCGACAGGGCCGTCTCGTAGGCGTCCCCGCTCTTCGCGTGCTTGACGTACAGCCACTGGCCATCGTGCTCGCTCCGCTCGAGGTCGAGCAGGTCCCCGAGACGGATCATGGTATCGATCCCGAGGATGATGATCGCCTTGTCCTGGGCATCCTCCGCGACCTCGAGGAGTTTGTGCTCTTCGGCCGGCTGCAGCAGGCGCCGTTTGATGGGCGGCGCTTTCAGGCGCTTCAGGCCGACGATGGGCGAGGCCTCGAGGTACGGGCCGACCGCATCGCGCAGCATCCCTTTGAGGATGTCGATCTCCCGATTGATGGTCCGCGGGCCGCAGCCATCGGCGGTCCGGGCGGCCATGTAGGCCCGGACGCGATCGGCGTCGATGGCCGAGAGCAGCTCGGCGTCGAACGCCCGCCGGAGCGGCTTCAGCGCGTCGACTTCGCGCAAGGCACCCCGGCGGAGCGCGATGACGTCGCGGGCGTACCGTTCGGCATAGACGGCAAAGCGCACCATCGGCGGGCCGTTGGGCAGGCGGCGCACCTTCCGCTCGGCGATCTCGAGCATCCGGCGCTGATACGCCTCGACCGCGAGCGCCTTGTTGTCTTTTCTCTGGGTCGTCGTCTCGCCGATGAGAATCTTGCTGCTCTCGCGCTGTTGCCCTTTCGGCGCGATCTCGAGATGCAGCCAGTAGTACGGCGAGTCGTCGCGGGTGAAGACGCTCATCTTAGCGCCGGCGGCCTGGTTGGACCCGACGCTGGCGACACTGCTTGGCCGCCAACTTCGTGGCGTCGAGAATCCCTTGCATCACCGCGGATTGCTCCTCGGCGAGTACGTACAGGTCGTTAAGGTGTTCGCTGAAGGCCTTCGCCAGGGGCACGCCTCGGATCGTTGCGGGCGTGGGCCGGGGAATGAGGACCGCGCGCTGCGTGTGTGGAAGGACGAGATACAAACACGGATGACGCTCTTTCGCCATAGACCCACCTCGCCGCTGTCCTGACTGGATCAAGATTTCTTCTTGGCCTGTGGCACGACGCTGGGGAGGGTCGGCGCCTGGGTCGCGGGCGATTGGCCGTCGTCAGTGAGCGGGGCCAGCATCGTTTCCACGACGGCGATCTGCGATTCATCAAGGCGGATCAGGGCGCCCAAGATGAGGGCGATGTGTTCCCGCTGGTCTTCTGACAAGTCAGCCGTGAACAACGCCTTAACGGCGTGTTTGACTTCGGCCCCCGCGTGATGAAAGCGCTGCGCGAGCCGCAAATCCTCCTGCAATAAATCCTTCAAGAGGGGATCGGGGGTCTGGCCTGCCTCCGCATCGTCGGCGGTGAGCTGATCGAAGGTCAGATCCATCGCCCGGGCGATCCGTTCTACCTGCTTCTTTCGCGTCTGGCGCATCTCCGTCTCGAAACCTTGGAGACAGCCCACCGAAATCCCGGCCTTGGCCGCGAATTGGACTTGACTCATGGCGCCGTGCTCCCGGCGCCATGCGATCACCCGTGCGGCCGCTTGGCGATACATCGCCTCATTGTCGGTGTCGTTCACGGAACGGTCAACGATCAGAAGGGGCTTAGTCCCGAACACAATAGAGAGCGTAAATTAACTGGTTGACACAAGTCAACTTAGTTGTATATTGTGCTGAAAAGTTAACTATGTTGCTCAAATTGGCGCGCAAAGTCGCCGGGCTCACCCAGGGAGAGCTAGCCAAACAGGCTGGCGTCACCAAGTCGTTTATTTCGCTGCTCGAGAGCGGCAAGCGCGACGTCCGGGCCGTGGGCTATGAAACGGTCGCGCGAATTGCCGAGGCGCTCGGCGTGAGCCCGCAGGAGTTGTTCCCGCTGGACGTCCGGAAATCCCATCGCACGAAGAGGCCGGCATGATGTCGCCCAGTCCCTATCTCACCGCCCATGAAGCCATGGCGTACCTCCGGCTCGGCTCGCTGAACATGCTGTACCGCCTCGTGAAGCAACACCACTTGCCGTTCTGCCGCCGCGGGCGCCTGTACCTCTTCGATCAGCGCGAGATCGACGTCTGGCTGCACGGCTTCGACAGTCAGATTGAGTTCCATCGCGCGCGGCGCCGCGCGTGAGAGCGGCGCCCCCAGTAGACCGAGCCAAGGACACCTGAGCGATGTGGGTGAAAGTCGATGACGGCTTCGTGGAGCATCCCAAAGTGATGGCCGCCGCGCGTCATCTCGGCGCGAATGGCGCGGGGCGCGTGGTGGCGGTGTGGCTCGAGGCGATCTGCTACGCGGCCCGGAATCTCACCGATGGGCTCGTGCCGATCCTGATCGCGCGGAAGTTCATCACGGACCGGCGCCCGCTCGATGTGCTCGATGTCATGGCGATGCCCGATGTCCGGCTGATGACCAAGACCGACACCGGGTATCGGTTTCACGACTTCGAGCACTATCAGCCCTCCGCGGCGGCGGTGAAAGAGAAGCGTCAACGCGAACGGGAGCGGAAATCCACCAAAGTTCCGCACGGAATCCGCGCGGAATCCGCGCGGCAGATTCCCGGCGGAATCGCTACGGCTTCCGCGCGGATTCCAGAGCGCTCGCGCGCGCGCGATCCCGTCCCGTCCCCTAAAGAGCATAAGAAAGAGCAGTGCGCTGACGCGCACGCCGCGTCTACACGGGTGCTGCTCAAACTCGCCCATGTGGTCCTCGACGACATCAGCGAGGACGCCGACGCGCCCCCTATCAGTGAACTGACCCATCGGCTCGGTGATACCGCCGCGCAGTACGGCATTCCCTATGCGACGGCACGCGAACTGACCAAGGCGATGGATTCGGCCGTGGCGCAACGGCGGCGGCGGGCCTCGTGATGGCGGCCACCTGGAGGCTCGCCGTCATCGAGACGCGCTGCGGTGGCTGCTGCGGCGACGACGTGCACGGCCCGACCACGATTCCCGCCGGCGCGCTCGTGCTGGAGCTGCGCCTGCCTGGCGTGTCGCGGCCGAAGTACCGCTGCCAGACGTGCGGCGAGCCGTACCGGCCGCTTACGGACGCCGATCTGCGCCAGCTCCCGGCTTCGCCCGTGGAGACGCCCGCCCCGCGCGCGCCCGCGTCCGTCCGGCGGCTGCGCCTGGTGCGCGCGCCGCAGTCCTGGGCCTCGCTCGCCGAGTCCACCACCGGGCTCTTCGACCACGCGAAAGCCGCAGCAGGGGACCGAAATGAATAACACAGCGCAACTTGCCACCGTGCCCGTGTCGTCCCTGACGACCGCGCCGTACACCCGCGAGCAGATCGAGCTCATCAAGCGCCAGGTCGCCGTCGGCGTGACCGACGACGAGCTCAAGCTCTTTCTCTACCAGTGCCAGCGCACCGGCCTGGACGCGCTCACGCGGCAGATCTACGCGATCAAGCGCGGCGGGAAGCTCTCGATCCAGACGGCGATCGATGGCTTCCGCCTCATCGCCCAGCGCACGGGCGAGTATCGCGGCCAGGCCGGCCCGTTCTGGTGCAGCGAGTCAGGCGCCTGGTCGGATGTCTGGCTCTCGAGTAGTCCGCCGGTGGCGGCCAAGGTCGGCGCCTGGCGGAAGGAGTTTGCTGAGCCGGTCTGGGGCGTGGCGCGGACCGACGCCTATGCGGCGCGGACCGAGAGCGGCCGGTTCGCCGGCCTCTGGCGGACGATGCCGGACACGATGATCGCCAAGTGCGCGGAGGCGCTGGCCTTGCGCAAGGCCTTTCCGCAGGAGCTCTCCGGCCTCTACACCGGTGACGAAATGGCCCAGAGCGCCGTCGACCAGGACACCGGCGAGATCGTGGCCGAGACGCCGGCGGCGCCGCCCGATCTCCCGGCGGTCGCGCGTCCCGAGACGATCGAGGTGAAGGTCCTCGGCATCGTGAAGCGCCAGGTCAAGAACGGCTCCGAGAAGTTCGTCATCACGGGCGACAACCAGCAGACGTACCAGAGCTTCTCGGTGACGGTGGCGAAGAAGGCGAAAGAGGCGCAGGCCGCCGGCCTGCCGGTCCTGATCACCTACACCGACACGAAGTACGGCCGGATGATTTCACACCTGCGCGAGCGCGACGACCCGCGCCCAGAACCACCGCTCTAAAGGGGAACTGCCATGCGATCCTGTCTCGTCATCCTCGTCGCGCTCCTGGTCGCCGGCTGCCGGCCGACGACGATCGTCCAGAACAATCTGCCCACGCAGCCGTCGGCGCCCACGGTCGTCAAACATACGATCCAGTTCCGCGTGAATGGCAACGCGACGAGCGTACGGGTCCGCTACTCGACGCCGATCGATGGGCTCGGCCAGGTCGTGACGTCGCTCCCGTACTTCAACACGCTCGTGGTCGCTGGGGATTCGCTCTTCTTGTCGCTCGAGGGGACGCCGATCAGTTACGGCTTCCAGGTGTTCTACCCGTTCTTCTCGGTCCAGATCGTCGTCGACAACGTGGTCTTTCGCGAAGCGACGACGCAGGACTTCCTGCTCGCGCCCTTGTCGGTCAGTGGGCAGTGGCGGCAATAGTGGCGGCGCCGCTCCTCCCGAACCCGATCGCGTCGCTCATGCTGGAAGACCTGCGCCTCGCCGCGGATTATCTCGAGCAGGTCGGCGCCGGCGTGATGATCGACCCGGCGACCGCGCGCCGCCATGCGCTGCGTCTCTGGTCCGCGTCTCAAGGGGTCGAGCGTCTGCTGGTCGCGGTCGAGCAGCTCCTCGTCCAGGAGCGCGCCCGTCGGGGAGAGTCATGACGGCGAGCGATCGCGCAGCCTGGACGAAGCAACTCAGCGACGGGCCCGTGGCACTTTGCGCAAACAAATACCACGCCCAGGTGTGCACCGTCGACGGGTTCCGGTTCGACTCGCGGAAGGAAGCGCGCCGCTATGAACGCCTGAAGCTCTTGGTGGCCGCCGGCGAGATCCTCTGGCTCGAGCTACAACCGGAATTTCCGATCATCGTCCTCGAGCTGTATCGGGACGACGGGCGCCAGGTCGTCTGCGGGCGGTTTCGCGCGGACTTCCGGTACGTCGACGCGCACAGCGGGGAAGTCGTCATCGAGGACGCGAAGAGCCGGCCGACGAAAACGACCGCGTACCGCCTGCGGAAGCGCCTGGTCGAAGCGATCCACGGCGTGACCATTCGGGAAGTGTAAAACCCACGCGCCGAGCGCGGGATTGTCAGAGGGATTCGAGGAGGCAAAAGATGGCGAAGAAGGCGAGTAGACCGACGAAGCGCAATCCTGTCGACACGTTCAAGGCGAATGGCGCCTTCCTTGAATCGCGCGAGGTCGCGCCTCGGCCTCGCGGCCGCCCGCGCCAGCAGGATCTCCCCGGCACCGAGGATCGCATCCTGCGGCCGCTCGACGACATCGCCGCGGCCTACGCGGACGTGCGCGACCGTCGGATCGAGCTGAACAAGGAAGAAGCTCAGCTCAAGGCGTCAGCGCTGAAGCTGATGCACAAATTCGAGAAGACGATCTATCGGCACGATGGGATCGAGATCTTCCTGATCGCCGGCGAAGAGGACGTCAAGGTCAAGGTCCGCAAGGCGACCGATGACGAGGACGACAAGACCAGCGACAAGGTCGAGCTGACCAGGTCACAGGAGTAAGCGAAATGAAAAAAGCCGTGGTCATCCGGATCATCCCGATCGCTGCTGTGCTCGTCGGCCTTGCCGCGAGCGCCGCGGAGGGATCGGCGCTGCTCAATTTCCGAACCGGCACGACGTCGGTCCTCTGCGATACGCGCGTCGCGTTCTCGGCCGCCAACTGCGGCGCCGGGTATACGGTCGCCGGCGACACGATCGCGTACGTGGGCCCGATCGGGACGTGGCAGATCGACACGCTGGCTGTTACTTCAAGTAACACACCGGGAATCACGCCGATCGGGAAGATCAATCTCGGGCTCGTCGATGTCCGGCACCTGGCCGGCACCGATGATCTCACCGTCGACTTCGGCCACGACGGATTCTCGGCGCCGACCGGGCCGAGTCTCTTCACAGCGACGGGGGCGGCGAGCTCCGATCAGGCGCTCGTCGGCGACCGGTCCTCACTCACCGGGTACGCTCGCGCCGCCAACGACCTGGCGCTCGTCCCCCCGACCAGCGCGACCGCGCTCGATCTGGTCACGCACCTCGCCGGCTGTACGCCCGCGGCGGGCCCGACGAAATCGTGCGCGATGGTGAGTCCGGCGGTGCCATTCACGACGACGGGGCCGTTCTATTCGCTCGCGGCGCGGGCGGTGATTCAGCAGCAGACGTCGACCGACATCCAATGGTCGTATCTCGAGAAAGCCGCCGTGCAACCCGTCCCGGAACCCGCGTCGATCCTCCTCCTAGCCGCGGGTCTGCTCGCGCTCGCGGCGCGCTGGCGGCGGGTGCACTGATGGCCTTCGCGGAAAGCACGATCGTATCGGTCGAGAAATCGCGGGCCGAAATTGAGCGGCTCTTGATGCGCCATCGGTGCACGAAATTCATGTGCGGCACCGACAACGAGCAACACCGCGCGACGGTGCAATTTCAAGCGAACAACCGGATCATCCGCTTCGAAATCGCGCTTCCTAATCCGGCGGACCCGGCCTACCGAAAGATGAAGAACAGCTATCTGCAGCGGTCGAGCGCGGGCATCACGAAGGTCGTCGAGCAAGCCAGCCGAACACGTTGGCGCGCGCTCCTCTTGGTCATCAAGGCGAAGCTCGAATCGATCGAAAGTGGGATCGCGACGTTCGAAGATGAGTTCCTCGCCCACATCGTTCTGCCGAATCAGCAAACCGTGGCCCAGTACATCGCTCCCGCCGTCGCGCGGATGTACGAGACCGGGCTGATGCCGCCGGCCGACCGCCAGCTGACGAGCGGGGACGTATGACGGGCCCGATCGCGCGCGTCAGGTGTCCAGGGTGCGGCGGGATCTTCGCGCGGCGCCTGGACGGCCGCACGCCGTACCGGCATGTCTGCTGCACCGATCCGACCTGGCGGCCGGCGCTGCGAGCGCGCTGCGAACACTGCGGCGCGTACCTGACGCGCGGCCGCGACGGTTGCCGGAAGTGCGGCGGGAACTTGGAAGTCAGAAGTCAAAAGGGAGAGTAGACACATGGATGAGAAGAACGAGATCAACGTACAGAACACGCTCGACAAGTACCTCGAGGAGAACCCCGTCGTCCAGCAGTACGTGATGAAGATCTACTACGTGCCCGCCGGCGCGGAGATTCCGCCCGCCACGACGCACATGGTGCGGCTCACGTCGGTCGACGAGCCCCAGCTCGAGCTCCGCCTGGGCGTCGTCGCCACGCCGAACACGACCGCGATCGCGAATGTGATCCTCGGCCTGATCGGCCGCTCGGACGACGATCCCAAGGAGTGACGTCATGGCCCATTCCGATCAGGGCATCGCGCGGATCGTGATTTGTGCCCCGGCCAAGCTGCCGGCGTTCTTTCGCGATGATCTCGATGGCACCTGCGCCCTCTGCCAGCAACCGGTGCGCTTTCGGCCCCACGGGCCGACCGTCCGCGTGCTCGTCTGCCTGGAGTGTTACATCGTGCACGCCGAACCGGGCGCGAAGTGTGAAGTCCTCGACGAGGCCGCCGCGGAGCTCGAGGCGCTCGGCGTCGCGCCGCCGACCTGGTGAATGCCATGCGCTGGCCCGCCCTCTTGTGCGACCACCCGCACACCTGGCGCGACCGGGCGCCTGACGGTCGGGTGGTCTTGGTCTGTCATCGCTGCGGTCGGCGCGCGCCGGCAATTACGCGCACCGAGGAGGAACGGGCGACCCTGCGCAGTAGATTCCCAGCGCCGCCTGCCCCCGCGGCGCGGAAGGGGCCGCGGTGACGGCGGATCAGGCCCTCGTGGCGCTGGCCGTGGTCGCGGCGTTCCTGCTGCTCGCGCTCACGCTCGAGCGCCTGCGCCAGGTCAGCGCGCAGCTCGCCGTGCTCACGCTGCGCGTGACCGACCTGGTCGACGCCGTCGCGGAACTCAACGCCGATCTACGGGCTGAGCTCGAGGAGAGGAGCACAGGCGCATGAGGGAACCCACATGGGATCAGATGGCCGCGCTGTATGCCACGGCGCTAGAGCAGATCGCCATGCTCACCGCCGAGCACGCCGCGCTGAAGGCGGAACGCGAAACACTGGAATTGAAACTGGCCGCGTGTGGCGTGGCGTCGTTCATGAACACCACAGACACCATCAAGGACCGCATCGCACCCGGGCATCCCTACTGGTCTGCCTCTTATGGCGACGTGTGTAGGGCCGTCGATCGTGAGATGGAGTTGCGTGCCGAGAATGTTGGACTGAAGACCATCCTTGAGTTGCTGAAAGCTGAACAGGACGAGGCGCGGGCGCCCCGGGAGGCCCGGTTGAATCAGATTATTGAACTGTCGCGTCGGTCAGACACGCATGCGTCGTCGCAGATTCGAGAGTTGGCCGAGCGGGCACTCGCCGATCTGCGCGCCGAGCTCGAGCGCGAGGACTGAACACGGAAGGGGCCGCCGACATGAGCACGCACATCATCGGGACACATCAGCTCGTGGAAGCCCTGAAGGCTGAAGGCTTTCCGATCCCGGAGCAGTGCCGGGAGGCGCGGATCGTGATGGGCGTCAACAGCGCGTTCGTCGTGCAATACGACGTCTTCGTGACGGCGGAGAACCTCGCGCGCCTGGGTCGCGCCTTTCAACGGATGGCCGAGGCGAACGAGAACCCGGCCAAGCCAGCGAAGGCGCCCTGATGCCAACGCAAGCGCCCCACTTCTGCGTCGTGCCCGGCTGCTCGACCCTGACCGTGCGCCGCCGCTGCCTCGCCCACGCGGTCCAGACCGAACACGCGCGCCCGAACTACGCGGTCCGGCGCTGGTACCGCACCCCTCGATGGAAGGCGTTGCGCGCGCTCGTGCTGCGCGAGGCCGGCTACACCTGCGCCGGCTGCGGCAAGGTCGCGCTCGCGCTCGAGGTCGACCACATCACCAAGCACGAAGGAAATCCGGCGTTATTCTGGAATCCCCAGAACCTGCAAGCGCTCTGTTCGCGCTGTCACATCGCGAAAACAAAACAGGGGGGGTAGGGAAATGTTCAAGGAAAACACCCGCTCAAAC